CAATTACTAAGTCACTCGGGTCACTAACCGATGGCCCCCGCTGCATGTTTCTGATGCACCGCAACAAAGACGGTGGGCACAATAAGGAGCATAAGCGGATATTCGGTTACGGAGTCTATTACGATCACGACGGATTCGTAGCCCTACTTCGCACACTGCTGGTACTTCAGAGGCTTTATTCTGAAAAAGTTCCCACACGAATATACATTTCCGTAAATCGAAGAGACATCAGCAAAGCGGCACGAACACTACACACAACGCTGGTCGATGCCATATATGCCGGTGAAGAAAATCGAATGCATGTATATAGGGGAATTCTAAAAAACTCACGATCCACCCTCATGCAGCCGTATTGCCGTGCTGAAACAATGTTTCTCATTGATGTTGATAACACGGAGGGTGTAGATGTGCATGGTAATGCCCTCAAATGGTTTGCAGAAAATGGGGTTGAAATCATCCATCAGCGGCCCACAAAAAACGGATGGCACGTGCTTACAAAGCCATTCAACCCGACCACGTACCCATCAAACGCAGGCGAAATTAAGAAGGACGGACTACTGAATTTGTCGTGCTAAATATCCCCAGAATCCTTGACATATTCAGATTCATGTACACTTCATTTATGACGTTTTAACTCCTAAAAACCCCAAAAATTCCGCTTTGGGGAAGGGTAAAGCTCCCTTATGTCCCGTCCCCAGACGTGGAATCTGGCACCGGAAAGTCCGGTGATGCTCTTTGAGAGGTTCCCATGACCGATCAGGAACTGCTTGCGAAGGCAGTAGGTCGAATTCGGGAAGGCACGGAAGTAAAAGTTTTCGCGCTTTACTACGGCCAACTCGACGCGACCGTTCAGCAGCTCATCTATGAGCGTTCCGGGAAACTCGAAGACGATTTCCGGGAGTGGCTCATGGTTCAGGTCGACGACCGTCAACTCGTTTTGGAGGGGGTGTAATGCACCATGGCGAAAAGCGTTATCTGCGCACACTGCCGAAGGCGAGAGGGCGTACATCGGGAGGCGTACAGTCACCGGTACTACTGCAACCTACCACCATGCTTCATACGGTGGCTGGCTCGCACGCTGGCCGCACGCGTGAAGTACGCACGGCACCGAACCGTGTGAGCGATCCCTGCCCCAAGTGCGGATGCTCTATGACCTTCAAGCGAAGGATCAGCCACGGGCCGGGGAAGAAGGCTACCTGTTGTTAGAGTTCACTTTCGTGACCTCACGAAAGTGACACGCCCGCCGGAGCGTTATCCGGCATCTTTTTCATTTGCATGAGTCCAATACCACACGATCAACTGGTTACAATGCGATTTACGGAAGAAGAAGCCGTACTTGTTCGCTTTCTTTTGGGACGTGAGGCAAAGGACTATGGTCGAACTGATAACCGGGAAGTTGATGAGTATGTTTGGGATTGTCGGCAGGCATTCCGGAAAGCAGACCGCGCACTGCGTTCATTCCAAAGCGTTAAAAACCAATTAGCAGAAGACCGCGATAAGCAAATCTATGATACAACCCAATCCGAATCAGCCGACGCCTGAACAGCAGGCAGAGCTAAAGAAGCGCAGTGAAGAATTTATCCGACGCATGAAGGAAGTCGAACGGGATACACAGTTTACGGTTGTTGCAATTTTGAAATATGACATTGACGGGTTAAAGCCAGCTCTCGAATTGGTACCCATTAGCACGAAGCCAGAATCACCAATTGTAACGATATAGAACTAATTCAAATGGCTAAGAAGAAAGTCACAAAGAAAAAGGGTAAGGAAAAAAAGTCCAAAACACATTGGAATCCTCTTCTTACTACTGACTCACTGCTTAACCTCTTTGATAAAGACAAAGGGGGAAGGCCACGGAAGTTTGAAACCTATAACGATCTAGCGGCAGCAATCATTGGATATTTCCAGTCAGTGGGGGAGATCTCATGGCCAAAGAATTTACCTACCAAAAACGGTTTAGCAATTCATTTGGGAACTACAAGGGAAACATTGGGTGACTATGAATCAGGTAAATACGATGACGATGACAATAAGTTTTCTGACGCCATTAAAACGGCGTATGGCCTAATTGAAGAAGTTTGGGGGCAAGAACTGTCACGGCAGACCACTGTGACTGGCATCATCTTTTACCTGAAGAATGCATTCAAGTGGCGGGATCGTCATGAGTTTGGAGGGGAAGACGGTGGGCCACTTGATGTAAACGTGACGTTGAAGGAAGCAATCGATAAAACCTATGGAGACACAGACTCCACCGAGCCAGAAGGCAATTGATGCGCTGGTAAAGACCGCTTATGAAGCGGGGGCACCAGCTGATCAAGTACAGCAATTGGTAAGCCATGGCTATGTTCCGTTGCCGTGGCAGTGGGATTTCCATGCAGCTGCACGTGAAGCTGACCTTGAAACCGGCCCTGATCTCATTGGCGCAGGAGGGGCACGTGGCCCGGGTAAATCCCATGCCGTTTTCTCGCAGGTGACTTTAGACGATAGCCAGCGCGTTGCCGGCCTCAAGGGTTTGTTTCTGCGTCAGACCGGGCTTTCAGCGCAGGAATCGTTTGAGGATCTTATTGAGAAGGTTTTACGTGGCAAAGTGCCATATACGTACAAAAACAATATGCTGCGGTTTGGCAATCGGTCACGCTTACTGCTAGGTGGATTTCACAATGCTAAAGACATCGATAAGTACATCGGTATTGAATACGACTACATCGTAATTGAGGAAATGAATCAGTTGACCAAAGAGAAAATCGAGAAGATCCGGGGGTCAGTACGAACCAGCAAACCAAATTGGAGGCCACGGGTGTACAGCTCATTTAACCCGGGAGGGGTGGGGCATGGATACCTAAAGGAAACGTTTGTTGAACCATATCGAAAAGGGGAGGAACATAGGACGCGCTTTATTCCGGCAACGTATAAGGAAAATCCACATCTTAATAGCGGATACATCGAGTACCTTGAGGGGCTTACTGGCGATCTGGGACGCGCGTGGAGGGAAGGAGAATGGGATCTGTTTGCTGGTCAGTATTTCTCTGAATGGCGCCACGACATTCACGTAATTCAACCATTTGCCATTCCCACCGATTGGAAGCGTTTTGTCATGGGGGATTATGGCTATAAGAATCCTTCAGCAGTGTACTGGGGTGCAATCAGTCCCGACGACATCATTTACATTTACCGGGAACTTTACACCACAGAACGAACCTATCAGGAATTGTGTAAGGACATCGTTTCAATGACCAATGACGATGAAGTAATTTCTTACTGGGTATTTGATCCTGCTATCTGGGCACGAGACGGTAAGAGTATCGCAGGGCTTTCTGGCGCTGACATCATTGAGCAGGAATTCAAGCGTCTTACCGGAAAAACATTGCGGCTTATACGTGGTGACAATGACCGTATTGATGGTTGGAATGCATTGCGGCAACGTCTCAAGCCACGGGTATCCGCGGACGGGGGCGTTACCGCAGGAATTGTGTTCTTCTCTACTTGTCACAACTTTATTCGCACGCTTCCCAACCTCATTCATGACGAGCATCGGCCGGAAGATCTTGACACGACCGGTGAGGATCATGGGCCGGACGCGGTACGGTACGGGGTTAAGTCAAACCCAACACGCAGCAAAACGGCAGAAGAAGTAAAGGAGATGCACTTCAGGAAGCAGATGGCAATGAAGAAGAAGAGGGGAATTATTCCTAAAATTTATCCGCGTAACCCTTAATGTATGGCAGAAGATCTATTTACTAAACAGTACCCCGAATTCTCAGACTCGCTTACTGGTATGGAACTGAAGATCATGCGAATACTTTTTGAAAAACCAGTGGTTGAGATACGTGAACTTTACGACAGCGTCAATTCAACCCCATGGCTTGCTGACAATTGCGTACGGGTGCATATAAAAAACATCAGACGGAAAATGCGTTTACTGAAAGTAAAGCTTTCAATTGAAACCATACGAGCCTGCAATGTTCGTGGTGTTAGTAAATTTAAACTCTTAACCAAGTAGACCATGCAAATTACAGCACGAAAGGGATTCATCATTACGAACGATCCGACTGAAGTTTCCGGTGAAACAAAACTGGAGTCGGGAATAATCCTTACTGGGAAGCAATTCGATAAGCAAGACGGGTACGGAATCTTTGCAGAAGTCATCTCAGTTGGAGAAGACATTAAAGACGTTGTTCCCGGTGATGAGGTGATGCTGAACTACTACGACGCAACACCATTTGAAAACAATACAAAGCGATATTTGTCGATCAAGGCAGACATTGTTATGGCGAAGGTAATGAAGTAATTAACCTTATGAAGAAATTACTCGATAGATACTTTCGCGTTGAACACTTTTGGGGAGCCGATTACACGGGTAGAGGTCATGCACAGGGCATTGGTTTTAACCTGCTTGTTCGGCGTTTTACCATTGGAAACCCAGCGTGGTTTACGGTCGTCACCGACATCGTACTGAGTACTGAAAGTGAGTGGTTGGAGAACTTAAAAGGGAGACTAAAAAAGTAGCTAAGTAGGTATGACGCAAGATACTCAATGGAGAGCCGAATTAGTGCAGGACGTTTATGATCTTTATATCCAATTCCTAAAAGCCACTGGGCAGTGGGCCGAAGCACTTAAAGTGACCATTGAGAAACGTGAGACATTGCGCGAGTTACAAAATTCTAACGACACGGTATGACCATCTTTGACCACATTATTGTCTTCGCCACCTTCTTTACACTCCTAACTTGCTTCAAGGTATGGAGCACTACCAGCTTCTAACGACACGGTATGAACAATATAACTTCCATTATTATTGGTATAGGCATCTCTCTAGTCATTAGCGTGTTTTTCAACGTTACACAATGGCAGTGGTGGGCGTTGCTAATTGGCATTAATCTCCTTGTAACCGTCGCCAGAGCGTTAAGGACATTACCAGCTTCTTCGAGCAACTATGAATGAGAAACTAGAGGCAATACGGCAGGCGTGCATCAAGGCGAACCCGGAGATTGTGGAGTTGAAGTTTGGGTGTCAACTTTCTCTTTTAGGAAGGCGATACGCTGTCTTTGGGCAGTGCCTGAACGTGTGGCAAATTGTCTCTATTGAGAGAGATCTTTTTCACAGCACCTCCTTACCAAACGGCGCTGATACTTTTGGAGTAAATGCAATTTATGGCCGCCCAATCCGATTAAGTGATGTGCTGTTGGCGATGAACGTACAGCTATTCAAAGATAGTTGGGACTTGCCGGTGCTTGACTACGACGGATCGAAGATCATTGCGTTGTGGAACCTCCGCAAAGACGATTTAACCCAGCAATCCCCCGAAACCATCGACTTCCTGTACGATCTCTTAAAAGAAAACTAACCCACTATGACCAAAGAACCAGAAGAATGGGAGAAAGAGTTGGAAGAGGTACTAGGAAGGCGTCCGGTAAGGTTTAACGCCGTATCTATCGACCATAAGGACTGGACTGACTTAGTTGCCTTCATCTCCCAACTCCTAGCCACCGAAAGGGAAGCAGCGAGGAGGGAGGAGAGGGAGAAAGCGCGGGAGGACATTATCGGCCTAATCATTCTTCACTCAACTGGATATGACACTGTAGGCGGCAAGCGTTTATGGCATGTTGATATAGACGAATTGCAGGCCGCCCTCACCCCCACCGGAGAGGATAACTAAACCAACCATCATGAACAACGACGAATTGGAGAAGGCGCAAGCCGAAACCGTAGAGCTAGTCCAAAGATACTTTCCAAAAGGGGAATGCGCAGAGCGTAGCCAAGCCAACGTCCTACATGGAATGATGTGGGTTGTGTTCGACAAACTCCTCACCACCGAGCGAGAGAAGGCACGGGCAGATGAAAAGGAGCGAATTGAGAACGTCTTTAAAAAATATGTACCACCGCATCCACTTTCTCTTGAGGACAGCGTATGGTTGAAGCGTATTTTAAATAAGGCATTTAATAATTCTCAAAATTCACAATGAAAAAATCAAAGTTGCCTATTATAAATTATTCAAGCATTAGCTTTATACGCCCATTTTACTTAATCCGACACGAAGGCGAGTCTATACCCAATTCTATTATCGTATTTGAGCGTATACCCTATATCCTTAAATCAATAAGAATTCCTACTTCTGAGAGTACATATGATGTTAAAGTTGTTCCGATGAATCATCGCTATTTCATCAGAGTAAACTTATGGCTAGTGACGTTTGAGACATCGTTTGTATGGCCACGCGTAGAAAGCCAAGTGCTTGTCAGAGTAGGCGAGTGAATATTCTTTGAAAGGTGGACATGCCTCAAGAAATGCTAGGTTAGTCCACCAATGCGGGCTTCGCTTCCTCACCTTATCTATGGCTTAAAGGTATGGAGGCTCCACCTTCCAGAGTGTGTTTATCCCCAAATCCCTTGACAATTACTTGAAAGAATATAATTCGTAAAAAGGTTGGCTGGCATATTCATGTCGGCTTCCTTTACCTATCGACCAACAAAGAGCGAAGAGAAGGCCCGTAGGCAAGCTTACGATGACCTTGATTTTATGCTTGAGCAGCGGAATAAAACCCGCAACGAATTTGCATACAGTGAGGGCGCACGGACACCACAGCAGTACTGGGATGACTCAGAACGACGTTTGAATGGTCATACTCCTACCCGTGCTGATCAGGGTAAGGAGGAATGGCAAGAAAACTTTTTCAATCCAATTACCCGTCAGAAGCTACGGGCTATTGTTGCTGGTGTATCATCAACCGTCCCGGAATTTACATTCAAAGCAGTCAATCGTGAGGGACTTTTGTCGGTCGAACGCGCAGAGATTGCCCATCAGTTGACTCGACACTCATACCTGACCGGAAATCCACGCCTAGAGATGTTCTGGGAGACGTGGGAAGCGGCTGCAAAGGGTACTGTAATCAAGTACGACAGCTATAAATACCGAAAGGAGAAGGTCAAAGTAGTCACCGGATACGATCCAGTGACCGGACGGGTGCAATGCGAACGTCAGGAACACGTGGTTGAAGACCGTCTATGTGACGAATTGATCCCCCTTTCAGAGATGTTCATATGGGATTTTTACATTCACGACATTCAGGAGCAGCCTAAACTGGCATGGGTACAGTATTACGATAAGGATCGTTTGAAGAAAGAATTCGGACATTTCCCGAACTTTAAATATGTTAAAGATACCGCCAACTGTTCCCGCTTGGCGTCTTCAACCGACACTTTTTACTACAAGAAATGGGGTGAACGGGCAGAAAAAAATAACGGAATGTATGAGGTTTTCCGTTACTACTCGAAGACTGAAGATAAATACGAGATCTGGGTAAATGGGGTACCAATTCTTCGCGCACCTCTTTTGTGGGGTAAGAAGCGAAAGATCTATCCGTTTGCTAAATCGATCCATGAGCCGTTTGCTAATAAGCACTTCTTCTACGGAAAGAGTTTTCCGTCAGTGATTGAAGGCTCACAGGACATCAACAACACCACATGGAATTCCACGCTTGATAACCTGTATCGCTCATTCAACCCTAAAAAACTGGTCGGACTGGTAAACAAGGATCTTTTGGATATTGAAGATGAGTTTGTTACCGCAGACGACATTCTGTACGTGCCTGATGTCAATCAGGTCAAAATGGAGCCAAGTAGGGGAGTTCAGGCAGCTGACATTAACCTCATTAATCTTTCTTCCCGCAGCGCCGATCTCGCATCCATTGATCCATCTCAGCAGGGAGCAGCAGGACGGCAGGCAACCGCCCGGGAAATTCTCATTGCCGATGAACGTGCCCGTGAACTGAAGGGCATCTTTTACATGTTTATTGAAGATCTCTGGCTGCAGAAGACCAAGATCCGGGTGCAAAACATTCTGACCCATTACATGCAGCAGAAGACTGAAATGATTGTTGGAAAGGAAGGAGCGCAGCAACTGCAGAAGATCAAGACCGTGTTTACCGTACCCGATGTACATCTTTCTGATGGCACTATGGGTACCCTTGGCGTTCAGATAGTAGATAGCAAAACTGATCTGCCCAGTGTCACTGACATTGAAGCTACGGAAGACGCGATGGCAGAGTCAGGAATCAACTACAAAATGGTCGCCATCACTTCCGATTACCTTGATGACTGGGAGCTGGACTTCCTTATTGTCCCTGAATCGCTTGAGAACAAATCAATGGCACGGAAGGAAGCTGTATTTGCGGACAAAATCGATAAGGCTTCCACTTACTTCCCTGAATACGTGGCTTCAAACAAGGAGAAGTACTTCGGTGAGTTTGTGGAAATTTACGGTGAACGCCTCGATGAGTACAACCCGCCTGCAGAGGCACCCCCGCAGCCGGAAGGTGAAGCGGGGTCTGTGCTTGGTTTAGAAGACGCTAATGCTGTACCTCAAAATGTCCCAGTTGCTGCTTAGTGCATTCAAAGAATTGGGTCAACACCTCGGGAAAAAACTCGATGAGGTGGTTTCTGCTGTACGCAATACACCCCAAAAGATCGAATTGGATCTCGGACAGTCTTCACGTCAGCTGGAATCAGCAGCTGAAAAGCTTTCTGCATTGGCTGATATATTCAAAACCAATGAAAAATCAAAGGATCTTGGGGCAGTAAAAGAGTCGCTCGTAAAAATGGCAGGTGAATTGGGTAAGGCAGCAAACGCACTTGAAAGAGGGGCATCCAATTCAAGTAAGGAGGACTTTGCGCGTCTCCATAGCGAAATGGTGATCCTTACAGAAGCAGTTCGGGGCATTAAGCTCGAAGAGCAAGAAATAGATTTCTCACCACTGACTGATGTTTCTACAATTCTTTTGGCAATTCAGGGCGCCGTTGAATCAAAAAGCACTGATGGCATCGAAACGAAACTTGAAAAAATTCTTGAGTACTTGAAGCAGATCAAGGTCGAACTACCGCAAAGTTTTAAGCTTGATTCAGGGCAACTCGACCGGATTGTAAATGCTTCTGGTTATGGCGGGGGAGGCGGGGGCGGTAGCTCACCAATGGCTGCACGGATGACTATGGCGAATGTCGATATGGCATCAGCTAATACCCAGTATTCCTACACTTTCCCCAAAAATACGGTTGGTTTCTACATGAAAGTACGCGCACAGAATGCGAAGTTTACTTTTGCGTGGGTTACCGGAAAGATGCCAACGTCAGGTGACGGTACCGCCTATATGACCACAACGCAGAATTTCCTTCAGTCACGGCCCGATGTTTCGTTTTCTGAAAAGACTATTTACTTTCAGTCCGATGTAGCAAGTCAGGTAATGGAGATTGAATCGTATCAGTTCTAACATGCGAAGTATTTTATTATTACTAGGGATTGCTGCACTGATGTTCGTAACCATTGTGCAGATCGTAAGCGCACAGGGCGCTGATATTTGGTTTCCCGATTCAAGCGGGGGTAATGATTATGCCCGATTGGTCGATCCAACATGGGGATTACTGGTTGATGATCTTGCCAGTGCGGGAACTCCTTGTGTAACTGTAGACTCAGTAGGACGATTTGGTACTTCAACATGCGGGTCAGGAAGTGGTAGTTTTGCCACTAGTTCAGCAGACTACTGGATCAGTCAGTATTACAAGGGATATTTCTTTTCGACCACCAGTGCCGACCACTGGGAGACAACCCAAACAGCACGTACTGCAGACGATCTTTCTAATAACTCAATAGAGGATCTTTCCGACGTTGCGGCCATGACTGAGAACTATGGTGACCTTCTCGGCTGGAATGGTTCAACATGGACGGACTTTGCGACCTCAGCCCTGAAAATTTCATGGAATGATCTCGCCAACATTCCGGCAGGCTTTGCCGATGGTACTGACGATACGGCCGGAGGTGGTAGCGGCGCGATTGCTACCAGTTCGGCTGAAACAGCGGGTCAACTTGCGTATTGGACTACCACCAACGGAACACCAGCACGCCTAAGTACTGTTGCAACTGGCACGCTCACTTGTTCATCAGGCATTTCTTGCACCTCTCGGGCGGTAATCGGGGGATCGTCTGCAATCACCCTTGACGCTACGGGCAACTGGACGGGAACGCTTGACGGGTTTGAGGCAGCGGCACTGATAGCAGCAGGCTTTTCTACGACCTCAGCCAACTACTGGGAGACGCAACAGACGGCACGAACAGCGGACGACCTCACCAACAACTCTATTACCGATCTCTCTGACGTTGATACGGCGGGTGTTTCCGCAGGCAACATACTCGGCTTTGATGGCTCCAACTGGGTGGATATGTCCACTAGCTCCTACCTCATCTCAAGCGAACTTGACACCATTGCCGAACTGGAAACCCAACTTGGAAGCGTGAACGTTCTCTTGGAGACTGAGATTGACGCGGCCTCGGAACTGGCAGCGTTGCTCGATGACGAAACCGGAAGCGCAGGCGGTGGCGTACCCGTATTCTCCATCAATCCACTTCTCTCAGGCTTCCGCTCGTACGCATCATCAACAATAGGCGATGGCACCCTAGCAGGGGGTCTTACCGTTTCTGGTGGAGCAACCACGACAGCTACCTCTACACTCAAAGCCGCAAACATTCAAAGCGCTCTTACGCTCTTTGGTAGCACGGTGTCAACTCATAACGCGCTCTGCATCCTTCTTACCGGCACTGCCGATCTTTGCGATGGTTCAGATGACGGGGGCGTTGGTGGTGGTTCTCTTCATGCGGATGCCGGATCGTACATCTATCCCAAAGATGGCGATTACCACAGCGCACCACGATACTCCTCAACTTCCACTACGGCAACGTCAACGAGTCTTGGCCCGTGGGCCTTCACGGCGAGTGCCGATTACGGAAGCAATAACTTCGATGATGGCTTTGTAGTGATGAGCAGCCTGTATGATGGCACCATTCTTAACATTCAGGGCAGCTCAAGCGGTTCCGCATCGGATGACGGCTTGGTGCTAATCGAGCAGAACGATGCCTCACATGCTAACGAGTTGCTTGCTCTCATCAACAACTCAACCAGTGCCGCCTCAGAAGAGTGGGCGATGTACTCCCCAGTCCCCGACTGGCTGATGTGTGATACCAACGCAGATGCTAACGACTGTTTTGAGGGTGAGCAGAATGACGACTGGTTCCTCTTAAACGGCCGCAACAGCGGAAATGACAGCTTCGAGCGTGCATTTATATTCGGCCCGAGTCGGACGGGAGGAATGCTTGGCTTGGGTACCAACTTCTCTACGGCTTCGATGAACGCGAAGCTTACTATTGTTGCAACTACCACTGTCCCCGGTGACAGCGACATTCTTCATCTCAACTCAACCACCAACGGTCAGGGCGACTACGGACGTGTGACCGGGGAGGGAGTGTTGGTAATGGGCGATTACGATGCACCGAACAACAATCTTGGCCGGATACTTGTTGCGCGTGGTGCGCTTGCTCCATCATCAATTGATCTTGATGACACTCTTGCCGTAGGAGCAACCAACGCCAACGCTACGAACAAGTATCTCGGGCAGTTCGGGTGGTTCTCGGCTGACAGCAACTTCTCTGCCGCGAAGCTTGTGGCGTACATTGGGGCAGAGGCTTCCGAAACTTATGCAGCAGATGATGATGTTGGTTCGCATATCAACTTCTACACGGGCACGCAAGGCAATAGCAACCCAACCCTCAAAGCTCAGCTTCAGGACGACGGAGACTTTCAGTTGGTATCTGGCAACCTCGACATCGACGGCACCGGGACATCGACACTCGCAGGAAATGCCGACCTCGCAGGAGACTTAAACGCCGACCAGCTTTTTGTAACTGGTGCTACCTCGACGTTCGCCTCGGGCCTCAATATTACGGGCGGCTGCTTCGCTCAGAACGGCACTTGTCTCACCACAAGCGCGGGTACCATCGACGGTTCTGGCTCTGGAGGCCGGGTAACCTATTGGAGCGACGCCGATACACTCACTTCAGACACTGATCTTACCTTTGACGGCTCACGGCTTACCGCTACCAACCTGCTCGTTTCAAGCTACGCAACCACTACCTACCTAGTTACTAAAGGGGCAGCAACACCGGCTATTACCGACACTGCAACCTACTTCTGGACTGACACCAATGGTTTTGCAAACTTCCGTACATCCCTCGATGACACTGGCTTCTTCTACTACAACGGGTCAGGAAGCGAACTGTTTGCTGTAGATAGTTCAATTTCGGCATGGCGAAGTCTCTATTCGCTTGATGTAAACGGAACTGCAACATCGACCTTTAACCGTGGAATAAATATTGACGGAACCGGATGCTTTGCTGTCAACGGCGTATGTGTGGGAGGTGTGGGTGGCACTGGTACCGTAAACTCTGGCACGCAGGGGCAGTTTGCGTACTACGCGGGCGCAGGAACAGCGGTATCCGGCACCTCGACTATCTTTATTGACACTGATAAGCAGATCGGAATTGGTACGACATCCCCCCAGGAAACCTTTAACGTGGTAGGAAATTACATCGTTGAGGGTCAGACCGGATCAAAGGCATACCGTTTCCGCACGACCGGCTCCAACCTTGATTTCGACGCAGGAGGCGCAGACCTCTATTTCACCAACAACACTGCTGCTGACTTCACCGGCACTGAACGCAAGTATCTGGTGATGGGATCGACTTTTGACTTTGTGGCTGCCTTTGGAGGATGGGAGTGGCAGGATCGCGCTGGTGGTGCCGTTCAGCACAAAATTGATGGAGAAGGTGGCGTTGTGTTCAACGAGCAAGGCGGTGATCGTGATTTCCGGGTTGAAAGCGATACCATCACTCACTTGCTTTTCACCGACGCATCAACAAACAGGGTGGGTGTTGGAAGTTCCACGCCATGGGCGTTCCTTGGTATTCTTCCCGACGCCAGCGCCACACGTCCGATTTTCAGCGTAGCGTCCTCAACAAACACTTCAATTCTTGAAGTTACCGCGACGGGTTCGGTAAAGATCAACGACAAGGGCGTACTTTACGATTTCACCACCGCCTCAGCTTCATCATCGAAGAACAGTAACGACAAGTTTGACCAGATTGCATGGTGTCCCAACGGATACAAAGCCATTTCCGGTGGCTACAGCTTCGGTACGACCACAGCGGGCATCGACCTTGGAGCACTGGCAACTGAGCCTACTGCTACCAGCGGGGGGTGGAGTGTCGATGCAATCGAAACAGTATCGGTAACCACAAACTGGGACGTTAAAGTAACCGCAAACTGTACCCGTTTAAGTTATTAGTTAAATACATTAACCATGGAAATATTCAAGATTCAGGTAAACATCGTTTTGGGGGTTGCTTTTGGTGTACTTATTTGTCTGTTCTCTCTGCATGCATTTACCGTATATCAGTTTAAGCGCGACCTCACTCTTTTGATCGGGCAGGTAAGTGCAAATTCGAGAGATGTCGGTGGCATCATTGAATACTTGAAGTCGAAACAGTAATTCACTGCTACTATGTGGGGTTACATTTCAAATTACCTGCAGCATCTTTCAGAGATTGTGCTGTCTTTTGCGAGCTTGAAAATTGTTGTTGCAGCACTGCTTGCAATCGCTTCTTTTTTCTTTGGTGACCTTTATATTGATGCAATCATTGCCACGGTCATGCTCATGGTCATCGATCTTGGTACTGGGCTTACTGCTTCGTATGTAGAAAAAATACCAATCACTTCACGACGGATGAGTGGCAGTGTCCTTAAAGGGACGGTGTATCTTACTGCGATTAGCGCGGCCCACTTTGTAGATCAGTCAGTGCCGGGATCTTTCGTACAGAGTGCAATGATTTCCTTTGTTGCACTAACCGAGTTTACTTCAATCCTCGAAAACATCGGGCGAATGGGCTTTTCAACTCCAAAGAAAATCCTTAATCAATTAAAAGACAAATATGGGCAATAACAATTTTGGCCTTCAGCCGCTTCCACAAGACAGTCGAGACTTTCAGCTCGGCGCCATTGTTACGTTGCCAGCCCTTAAAGATTTACCAGAACGTTTTGCCCTAACCGGGAGTATATGGGTCAAAGATCAAGGGGATTCTGACTTCTGTACCGCGTATGCCTATTGTGGTATTTCACAACTTCAGGAAGGCGTGAGGCTTTGTGACGACTTTTCATTCGCCGCATCAAAGTGGCTATCAGGAAATTTGGAATCATGGGGTCAGGACATGCGTTCAGCTGCAAAGGCTCATGTAAAAATCGGGGCAATTGAAGAGAGTGACCGGCCAGATGGCTTTACTGTCGAAGAGAAAGGCTCGGACTTCTTGCGAAATATAGCCAATTGGCCAGAGAAATTGCAGAGAAAGGCAGTCAAACATCGGAAGAAATCCTTCGCTGCAGTAATCGATCCTAGTAGTGACTATGACTGCTTCGATCAAATCAGGGCTTCAATATGGAAGTTTCGGGATAAGAAGCAAGGAGTCGCCATTGGCGTTATTTGGGGCTGGAAAAAGAGTCAGGTATACATTGACGAAATTGGGACTGGGCAGTACGGACATGCGATGTATGCAATCGGTTGGGAAGGGGACTATCTCATTGTTGTAAATTCACATGGGAAGGTCACGGGTCGTAACGGTTTCCATTATTTCCACCGGAAAGTGATTAATCATTTTGCACCGATGTATGGCGCTTTTATGCTCATCGATCTTGAAAAAGATGATGCTAAGTATTACATCGAAAACGGTATTAAATGGGATGCCGGCTGGCTTCGGAAATTACTTCAGCTTTTTAAGAAGGTATTTATCCACAAACCTCTTGACATTCGAAATACCTGATACCCTCAAATCATGCATTCACTTGCAAAAACCAGCGATGAGATGTGTCTTGAACCTAGCAGGGTTTATTACCCGTCGATCTATGTCGACGACAAGGCTATGCCAGAGATCAAGGATCTCAAGGTTGGTGAGGAATTCAGCATGGTTATCAAGGCCAAAATTTCGAGCCAGCACGAAAGCGAGCGTGACGGGGAAACTCGTTTGCACGCCGATGTTTCTGTTATGGCATATGAGATGACCGACCATGATAAAGATGTTGAAAAGACTTTGGATTAGATGGATGGTTTCCTTGTGGGAACCACCCCATCCTTCAGAGGGTGATGCAAAGCTCATTGATGAATGGCTGGTTGCCACGTACAACCACAAAGGTTTTCATGCGTACGTACGGCATCGGGATCTGTACTTTCTGAAAGAGCTTGGCGGGGGTGTTGCGCTATCTCCCCGGGGTCATGATGACTATGTCGGATTGATTCATCAGCGCATTGAATTACTGAAACTGGCAGAGAAGGGCAAGAAGGCCCATGAATTGCACATTGCGCGGTTACGGGAGAAGCAAAGTCAGGGACGGTGAATCTTTGAAAATTAAATATCAAAGTTGGCCATCGACCCGGTGTTCTGGGTTGGGGGTTTTTTCGCCAACTTTTCCTCCAACCTAGAACACGGGGCCGGTGCAAACCGGCTTATTTCTGGTTACATTTCCATGCTCAAAAATGACAATCAGGACGGTGCCCTTGAGAAAACCGACACGACCGCGGTGAACACAGCAGCGGATGATCAGTCTATAACCACCACTGGTGAAGGTACTACCGGAACCGATGATGGGGACGGATCAGGTGATGGGAAAGGTGATGATGATTGGAAGGCGCGTGCATTAAAGGCAGAAGCAATCCTTAAACGAAACAAGGATAAACCAGCCACTGCACCGGCTAAAGATGATTCAGAACCTAAAGATAAGGATGCTGAACCACAGCTTCCTGCTGATGCAGATGAATCTGCCCCCGTCACTAAGCGAGATCTTCACAAGATCAACGAGAGAAAAGCAATTCGTACTGCCACAACTGTTTCTGACGATGACAAACCAGAAGATCGTGCGATTAAGCAAGAAATCCACGACCACTGGGATGAAATCAAGCGGTTCTATACGGGCCGCTCAGGGAAAAATGATCCCGCAGATATTGTTGATGACATTCTCGATGCTCACGCGGCATGGAGAAGGCGCAATGCGAATAAGAGTGACGGCGGTAAAGCCGCAGTCGCTACCCTTACACGGGATGCAGGTGCGCGCGGTTCGTCCCCGTCCGCTACCGATGTAAGGAAAGCACCCCCTCGACAGAAGGAAGGTCTAGCAAATTGGTATTAAAAATTTATTCCACAATCATGTCTTTCATTCCTGAAAACTATGACTCTGGGAAAACCGTACTGCTTCCAATGAGCAACGGTGGTTCAAGCGCAGCCTACAGTGTAGGCCAAGCACTGACCATCAGCTCTGGTTACTATGCGGCTGCTTCCGGTGGTCAGAATTCTGACGTGACGCACGTCTGCATGGAAGCAGGAACGGTCACTACAAACGGTACTTTGCTCAAGGCGATTCGCGTCAAGGGCGTTGTATTTGTAGCTGACTGTGATGCTGACCCTGTACGCGCAACTGAAGTTGGTACCTATTGCGACCTCGCATCGGCTACCCAACTCGATACTGATGCCTCTACTGACGATCTCTTCTATATCGAAGATATTGTTGGTGCGGCCAGTGATCGCAAGGTACGCGGCTGGTTCGCTGGCGGCGTTCCGAATTCCTAATCTTATTAATTTTTACTCTTTACCATGATTACTCGTTCAGATTTTCCGACGCTGACCGAGCGAATCGAAGAGGTGTATAACGAAGCTGCAAAGACATCAATTGCAGAAATGCTCGGCTCGAAGATCTTCGAAGAGAAGACGACCGATGACTACACGTACAACCACCTCATCCTTCATGGACTCCCGGGAATGCGCCGCGTGGCAGAAGGCCAGCAGTATCCCCGTGTGACCGCCAGCGAAGGTGATTCGATCTCGTACACTCAGCGTCAGTTTGGTGAAATCGTTGCTGTCACTAAGACGCTTCGCAAGTTCGACCGGTGGGATCAGATCGAAGATTTGGTTCGCTCGGCCACTGACAGTTCGTTCAGTGACATTGATCAGTCGTATGCTGATGCCCTTCTTTACGGATGGTCAACCAGCTACACGGATGTTTGGGGTGATGCAGTATCAGGCGCAGGGCCAGATGGTCTTTCGCTCTTCCATACCGCACACACCAATAATCTCTCTTCCCGCACCTTCCGGAATCAAATCAGGGATTCTGTCGGAAATGAGAATGCCGCATTTGAGCGCGATCCGATTGTTACGGCCCGTAAGGATGCCCGTGTATATCGTGATGCTCAGGGCAAAAACCGTCCGATCCGTCTCGATACCCTCGTTGTTGCTCCTAATTTGGAGGACTTCGCGTACCGCATTGTCAATTCCACGAATATTTCAGGTAGCCCGAACAATGACATCAACCCTCTCAAGGGATCAATCAAGGAAATCATTGTCTGGGAGAAGCTTGAAGCTCGTTCAGATGGAACCGACACGAAGGCGTACTGGTTCATGGCCGATTCGTCGAAGGTCAAGAATTCGCTCAAGGCTCTGTATGCGCAGAAGCCCATGATGCAGGCTCCTGAATTGGTGCATGACACTCAGGATTGGGACTATGTGCTTGATGCCTACTACGCATTGGGCCTTGGATTCCCGATCTATATCTGGGGTTCAAAGGGCACTAATGCCGCGTAATTACTAACTAACCGCTTACAGCTATGTCTTCTTCACCCAATTGGGCACGTCTGGTTTCTCAAGGCCGCGCGAAAGCGTATGGCGTACCGTGGAGTGATGAGGAAGTCCACGCTGTGTACGAACTCGGCATTCCAGCCGAGTTCGTACGCCGTGGTGCCCTCACACGCGATGAGTACGATGCCATGCAGGATGCAGACCGAAAGCACAAAGAAAAGACCGGCAAGAAGCCCGTTGAAGCGATGGATCGTGAAGAGCTTCAGAAGGAAGCAGAGGAGGTTGGGATCGACACCACCCCCGCTGCAACAACTGAATCTTTGCGAGATGTCGTAAATGCAAAGGGTGGCAAGCGGTCATCAAAGGAAAAAGACCATGAATAAAATTCTTTCAGTTATTGCTGTGGGATTGGCTTTGGTCGCCTTGGTGGTTGCGGTTGCCCGGGAAACTCCGGTGGTTGTTGAAAAGCAACCCAATGAAGATCCCGCGCTTGGCGCGATTCCCCCACAGGGAAACTTTGACGCCATTACGGTTGAAGAGTTCGAGCAGGGCGGTGGTGCATATCAGCTTTCCTTTACCGGAACTGGTTCAACCACTCTCACTCAGGACTTAATGGCGAACAACAACTGGTTCGTCATTCCGGCGTCAACTACGTTCCCAATCCAATTCACTGTAACGCTTCCTGCAACTTCTACGCTCACCAGTATTTTGACCGAACCAGGTGACACTCGTGAATGGTACTTCCAAAACGAGAACACTGTAGCTGCAACTACCACAACGATTGCAGCTGGTACGGGCATTAACCTTGTTGGCGACACCGCCAACGATGATCTGATCAATGGAGCAGAAATCGGCAGGTTGACTTGTATTCGTGACCGCATTTCCACCACGGCAAGACCCGGCGATGTATATTGTTGGGTTTCCGAAAGTGTCGCTGCGGACTAACGGATTCCTAGTGTTTCTATGTTGGCCCTTTACGGGGCCAGCAATAGAATCGTTAGATTTAAAAAGTAATTTATTAACATGAAGAAATTTCTCATAGGGTTTGCAGTTGGACTGGGCGTACTCTTTGCCGGGTATGCCACCGCTCAGAGTCAAGATCAGGGATCAACAAGCATTGGTACATGGAAGAACCAAAGCTTTATGAACGCCACATCAACCTCGGCAAGCTCATCACCGCGAGTAATTGGTGGCGCCAAAAGCGTCACATTGCAGTTCACCCGGGGTGATACGACCGGGCAGGGTAATACCGGGTCTAGTACTTTCAGCGTATGGGTTTCAGTCGATGGTACGAACTACGTTCAGTACAACAAACTCATCGACAATGTCACCAATACGAATTCCCAGACTCTGACCCGTGTTGCTACAGCAGTTCTTACTGGTACTTCTACTAAGACATATACGATGGATCTGAACGGCGAATCATTTGCAACGGTTAAATGTTCAGTGCTTGAAGTTACTGACGGTGAGCATACTTGTAAGGCACAAATAAGATATTAGGTATGGAAACGAGAATCATTGTCACGATTGAAAAAAAATACGATGACTCTTCTGTTGACCGTCTCACCCACTCCACCGAAGATCCGAATGAAGCAAAGGAGTTTATAGAGCAACATGCACTCCAAAAAGTAACCGAATAATATGCCCCCGATTTTACGCCATCGCAATCGCCAGTTATCAGCCGACCTGACCCCACTGGTTGAGGCGGGGCTAGAGGTCACCTATCTGACTGCTGATTCGGCTGCATCTTCCGGCACGATAACCGTCAAAGATATTGACGGTTTTGCCGCAAATCAATTCCTTTTGATTGGAGAATTAGGCCAAGAGGGAAGTGAAATTGTTCGTACTCATACCGCAACCGCTCCTTCAGGAACGACAATAACTCTTAACGCCAATACAGCGTTTGCCCATGGTGCGGGTACCCCGATATACCGGATTGAATTCAATCAGATCGAATGGGCACATGCCGCAACTATTGGCGGTTCAAAATCTACACTGGCAACTTCCAATATACAGGCAGATCAGTTAGTTCAGATCTATACCGATACTTCCCAAACGACGGGGTACTATTTCGCACGATTCAAAAACTCCATTGATAGCACTACCGGTTCATATAGCGATGGTGTCCCGTACGGTGGATTTGCAGCAAATACTTTGGCATTCATAATCAGTTGGGCATTAAAACGAAATGGCCTCAATAACTATGAGGGAAATATCACCAAAGAATTTTGTATTGAGGAAACAAATGACTGTCTTAATGAAATTCAAGGTTCCCAACTCAGGTGGGCTGAACATCAGAATCTTAATGCCGTGATCGGGGATATTACTGCTGGTACCCCGGTGGTTACTCTTCCCACTGACATCTATGATTCCAACTCAAATAAGTCACTGATTAATGTACGGCTTTCTGTCGATAAAGATTTACGATACCTCGATCCCATTGAAATGGAGGCAGCAAAAATTGGCGCAATTACTACCACCCTCGTTACACAAGTAACTGCAGGTGCCACTTCAATGACTCTTACTGACGCTGACGACTTTGAAGACAGCGGCAGTATTTCGTTCTTTGTATCTGGAACCGAATATTCAGCAACTTATACAGCCATCGACCGCTCAACCGGTGTTATTTCGGGCATTCCAGCTTCAGGCACGGGATCGATAACTGTGACAGTTGCAGCGGCAACATACATCCATCAGGGCGTATCATTTGGAACCCCGCTCTACTACACGGTAAACAACGGAAATATCGATCTATACCCGGTTCCTGATGGGGAGTATCACGGCAGGAACCTTTATGGTGACTACTGGAATGTAGTAACCGCAGTTGATTCAGAGGGAGATACCATCGATGTTCAACGATTCGACATGGTTAAGTACTGGCTTGCATGGAAGATGAGATGTCAGTTGAAGAACGAAGGCGCTCTTGATCTCAATGACGGATTTTACTCAAAGTTTAAAGAACGGCTCAACCAAGCCATAAGAAACGCACCACGACATATTAAATACAAACGGCAATACACGCCTAACCGTATTAGGTACCGATAACCACTGTGAGAAAACTCGAAGCACAATTCTACAAAGAATTCTCATCAGCGATGATCTCAAACATCGCTCAAAATTTAGTACCTAAAAATGCCGCTGAAGTCGTCCTGAATCTGGATGCTGACGAACAATTTGGCGCACTGGTTACCCGGTTGGGTACGGGGCTAATTGGAACCGCAGGACTTGGTGCCGGGGGTACCGTCTTAGGCTTACATCAGCACGTGGATTCGACAAACAGTGCCAACAATAAGCTGTTTGCTGCTGTGGTTCATTCAGGCCAAAACAAGATCTATGACGTCATTGCCGGCAGTGCGTCATTGTCAGGTGATACTTCGGGCCTAAAAACACGATTCCATACCTTTTTGGGGGAAACACTCCGATTAAATGGTACCGATGCACCAAAGGCATTTAACAGTACTTCGTGGATCACTACGGGTGGAGCATTTGACCTTGGCGATATGCCAACAGGATATAAGTACTCCACTGATTTTCTCGACCGAGTGTACATGACGGGAAACAGTAGCAACCCGTCCCGCGTAGTATATTCGGGACTATCAAATGGGTCTGCAGTTGCATGGGCAAGCGACTATATCGACATCGATGCAAAGGATGATGACGGGCCTAATACTGCACTGGCAAAGGTACCGGGGTATCTATTGATTTTTAAGGAACGGTCGCTGCATCGTTTTAATTACTATTCCGCATTCCCAGAATCACTTGTTCAGATCGGTACCCTTTCACAAGAATCAGTAGTAATGGGCCATGGATTGTGTGCATTTTTCTCACCTTCAGCGGAAGACGGAAAGGGATTTTATGTCACCAACGGAAACCGTCCTGTTGCAATTTCCCATGATCGTTTAAAGAACATTAAAAAGTTTGTCGACGCTATTGCCTCATCTTACTACGATGACGTCTCAGGTTGGGCTACCGACCGCGGGTATGCATGGAGTGTCGGAAATTTGACCGTCGACGATTATACCTATACCAACGCGGTTTTGCGCTGGAATCGGATTCTTGATCAGTGGGTTATTCGGACATATCCGACCCAATTCTCAGTATTTGCAAAGTATGTTTCATCAAGTCAAACAATTGTGGTTGGCGGCGACAGTGCCGGCACAGTTCTGCAGCTCGATAAGCCGGCAACGTTCACTGACTATAGCGGTAAGACAATTAATTGGATGCTCAAAACCCACCCTGACAAATTCGACTATAACCAGCTAAAGACCATTAGTGAGCGTGTCGTTCTTGATTGCAAAAATATGGATTCAGCTGTAATCGACATCGTTAATGAGTCAGGTAAGATTGTCAGCTATCGCGCAAAGGGCAACAAGGTAATGAAAGTCATTCGTCAATTCATGAGTCTCGACATGGTAAGGGGTAACAAATTTAGTGTTGTTGTTCGGGGTACAGTCGATGGGGCGCAAGGCATTCTACACGAAATTGAAATCCCGAATATCGAATTGGCTTTGAGTTACGACTAATATGGCACAACCCAGACAGCTTGGTTACAACGCAAGGGATCTTCTGTCAAATCAGATGGATGCTCTTTTTAATGACCCGATGGATGAGGCGAATGGTTCCTATGCCAACTCATTTGGTGATGCAGTTGCCCCCGGGTCGATTGCTTCAGGCAGTTTGATCGGATTATTGCAGCAGGAGTTTGGGGCAATCTTTGCCGGAAAGGGAAGTTTCAATAATTCAGAAACTGGCTACCGTCTGGGTATCGACGAATCCGATGGATTGGCCAAATTCTATATTGGCGATGCAAGCAACTATCTCAATTGGACTGGTACAGCTCTTAACATCGCAGGTACATTTTCGGCAGGATCAATTGATATTGGCGGTTCTGATGCTACTTCTTTTCATGTTGACAGCGACGGTAACATGTGGCTCGGCGCATCTTCGTTCGCTGCTGCCCCCGCAAAGATTTCAAATGCAGGAGCCGGAACTTTTTCATCCATAACTATCACCGGGGGCACGATCACCGGAACTCCTATTGCCTCAATTCCAAACAATTCATCAACCGATATTTCGCTTTTGGAGTATACCCACAATCTTGTTTTTAGTGTCACGGATAACAATACGGTCGCATGGGCTTCGGGAACAATAACCATGAGCAACGCAAGGACGTTTTCAATTACCGGTAGCAATACCGGTAATATGGCGGCACGAACCTACATTTACCTTGATACAGGCACTTCGACCACGGCCCTTCAAACTACCACAACTGTTGCAACTGCAATGGGGGCAAACAAGATTCTGATTGCTGTAGCAGAAAACGGATCAGGGCAGGCAACCTATCAGGTATACGGCGGTATAGGGGGACTGAAGGTGGGATCTGCCGGGGTAAACATCGCCAATAATAACTGGACATACAGCGGAACGTGGTCAGTAACTGACGCCGATACGGTTGCTTGGGGGTCGGGTACTCTCAAAACTTCTGATGGTACTTCTTACTCCATTACCGGTTCCAACACCGGGAATATGTCTGCCAAGACATACATTTATTTTGATTTGGGTACTTCATCAACCGCTTTTCAGACAACCACCACGGCCACTACAGCAATTGGTGATGGCAAAATCCTTATTGCTATTGCTCAAAACGGCACCGGGGAGGCGAATTTCATGGTGATGAATGATAAGCAGGTAAACATTGACGCATCGAGCATTGTCGCAGGATCAATTACAGCAAATGAAATTGCAGCAGGGGCGATTACAGCTGCAAAAATCAGTGTGTCCTCTCTTTCCGCAATTACTGCCGACATGGGTACGATAACTGCGGGCACTATAACTTTAAATACTTCTGGGTATATCCGCGGTGGGCAGACGGCGTATGGTACCGGCACTGGTTTTTTTCTTGGATACTCAGGTGGAGCATATAAGCTGTCAATTGGTGTTGGGGAATCAGGTCTTACGTGGGATGGTTCAACCCTTACGGTGAACGGCTATAAAGTGCAGGACGGGGGAACGTTTGGCGGTGATGGATCGGATAGCTCATACGCCCAATCTTCGGGAACTGACACGATGGATTTGGGGGGTGCACGGGTATATATAATGAATTTCACCACGTTATCTCTCACCGGGACGGCAAAAATCGCATTCTCAAACCCTCATGCAAACGGAACTATAGTAATTTTCCGTGTTCAGGGAAATTGCACCATAAATAGCTCGACGCTTCCGACAATTGATTTGCGCGGTATTGGCGCAGCGGGTGGCGATACTGGTGGAGGTACGCCAGTTGCAGGTAATGACGCAAGCTTTAACCCGAAAGATGTTTCAATGGGCGGCTTAACTGGTGCATCAAATGGAGACAAAGGAGGTGGGGGGGCTTCATCGATAGCTGATGGCACCAGCGCAGCGGGTGTAGGAGGAACCGCACCATATCCAAATATTGGTGCAACTGACGCGGATGCGCTGCTGCTCTTCGGCTACTCGTTCATATTACCCGGTGGAGGTGGTGGTGCTGGAAATGAGGGTGGTGGTTTTTCCGCTTCTGTTGGTGGACGTGGAGGCGGGGCTTTTATTCTTGAGGTTGGCGGCACGCTTACTTTGGTCGGATCCGGAGCCATTAACGCAAACGGTAGTGACTCATCAGCCGCTGATGCGGACGGAGGTGCGGGGGGTGGCGGTGCTATTGCGGTTCTGTATCGAACTGCCGGGACTATTACTGGGACAGTGACGGCAACGGCAACCGGCACCAACGGCGTAAGTGGAGGTACGGGATTTGCGGTCGTAACTTCTAATAAATATAGATCATAAATTTTTTACTATGGCAAAAACAATCCAAATTACCGATGTTGCGATTAAGGAAGTGCAGATTTCGCTGACAGATGGGGAAACTTCAATAAACGTTCTTTACGCACTCGTATCTGACGACGGGAAAGAGTATTCACGCCAATGGCGAACTTTTAAAGGTGAGAGAATTGCCGGGATTATAGACCGTCTTGAGCGCGTACTTGAAAAGGCCATTGAGAAAGTGAAGGAGGACGAGGGGATTTAATCCACAAAATCCTTGACATTCCCCAAATCATATACGCTCTATATATGGCAACCATAAAACCCACAGCTGGATCAAAGCTAAGAAATAACAGTACTGGTGAAGAGGTAACTGCCAGCGGCAGTGCCACCTATAATCCCGATAAATGGACTGTTGTGTATGCTGCACCAGCTTCTAACGAGGGGAATACAAATACTGGGGGAACTACCAATACTGGTGGTGGTACCACGTCCGGAGGCACAACCCCACCCCCACCAAACTATGAACAGGAGTTGGAGGATCTTTTAGAGAAATACGACCTTTCGGACGATGACAAAAAAGCGATTACCGCATATTACGGTGCGCTGGCTAATAACAATGAAGAAGAAGCACAGCGGCTTGCTGCAAACCTTGAGCTTGGCGCGACGTTCGCAGATCCAATTTTCAAACAAAAGATCGCAATAGTTACTGATGGGTTGGTTCGAAATTTCAATTCGATTGGTGATAATTTGATTTTTCAAGAACGGCAGTTGTCCCAGAGATTGCAGGATCTTCGTGCGGACATTGAGTATGCCGGTGCAAATCTTACGCTTGATGAACAAGCAGAATTACGTGCGCTTGAACGTAGCTATTCAGAAACTTTGGCCACAACTCAAGATAATCTTGCTGCTAGCGGATTTACTACATCAAGCCGTCGCACAACGCGAGAAGGCATTTTAGCGGATCAGCGCGGCGATCTTGTTGAGTCTACGCGCCGTCGATTTGCGTCCCAACAGAAGTCACTGACTGATCAATTGGCCCGGGAAGAGCGCGATACGCAGCAGGAAGTCGAGCGTCTTCGGAATCTCTCCCAAGAACAAAAGGTAGATTTGGCACGAAAAGCTGAAGAGATTCTTGGTAGTGATCGTATCGACTCTTCACTTGCCGGAACGGGAGTTACAAAGCTTGGCGGCCTTACTGGCTCAGCGGAAATTGAACGCCGCAATGATATTGCGCAGTTCGTCTTTTAACATATGGCAAAATATTTAGACAAAAATGGAAACGTAGTAGATGAGACTGGCAAGGTTGTTCAGACCGCTTCTCAGTATGCATCGGCTCAAAAAACCGCACAGCAAAACGGCATTACTTTGCCGACACTTAAAGCCTATACGGGAACTACTTCAAGTGGGTCAGGCTCCTCTAGTGGTTCGGGCGGTACTACCGTTCCCATTAGCGGGAACAGTGGCCAGACTATAGGCGGCATCAAACTTACACCTGAACAAATTGCGAAGGTACAAAAGAATAACCCCAACTTGGCAAAGAATCTGGGACTTCCAGAGGTTTCAAATATGGATTCCTCTTTGGGAGATCTGGATACTGGAAATAAGTCCCTTGATGGAAGTGGCGGTGCTGATTTTGAGCTTCCTGATGTACCGGCACGGAAAGGCAGTCTGGTAATGTTTGCCGATGCCCTGAATCAAGCAACCGAATTGGCACGTAAATCACGTCTGCGTAATCAGCAGGGCCAGCTTGCTACTGCAGGCTTTACACCCGGCAACGTATCCCCGGGAACTTTTGCTGCAATCATTGGCAATCTAGAGAGAAGAGAGTCATCATTTTCTGCCCCACTTTCAGAGTCAGCGGTTAAGGCATATCAGGATTCCGCTTCTAACGAAGTCAGTACCCGGGCATCTATTAACGAACTTGCTCTTTCTCTTGTAGAGAATGGGGCCAGTAGGGAGGCCGTGAACGGTGTTCTCAAAGCCCCAAACCTTGAATCGGCAATATCAATGGCAGCGGGCGTATTGGAATCAAAGTCATCGACCAATGAAGAAGTTCGGCAGGTTGGAAACAAAATTGTTATGGTTGATACCAAAACAGGTGCTACTCGACTCGTTTTTGATGGAGGTAGTGGGAGTGGTGGTACAGACAGTGAGGAACTACTTTCAGTCAGTGAATCTGCTCGGCTTGGTGTTCCATACGGAACGACGGTTGGAGAAGCTATTCAACTGGGCAAAACTCCCACCACAGGAACGGGTGGCGGCGGCGGTTCAACCCCATCGACAAAAAAAATATCAAGCGGCGGCTTGGTAATAACTCAGGCAGATATTGGCGAAGGGGCATCCGCATTAGATGCCGCACGGGGCGAAGACGGATATACTGACCCGAATCTCTATTTAGATCTGTATCAGGACTGGGTTTCAAGCGGAGGTCTTCCCAACGACTTTATAAAATATTTCCCGCCCGAACAGTACTTGAATCCAGCCATTGATCCCAAAACGCTTGGCCGTGTCGTTCCTGACTTTATTCTTAAAAAGGTAAAGAAGGGAGGCGGGGGCGATAACGTGGATGCGTTACTTGACCAATATCTTCAATAGATGGGTTTCTTTTCTGACTCAATTAACAAAAAAAAGGTACCGGCCGCTGCAGCATCCGAATCTACCAGTGGCGGTTTTTTCAGTGGGTCGGTTCAAGCGCACAAACAAAGGATCAGTCAGCAAAATACTCCATCTAAACCAGCAATATCGGGAAGAGTCACCAACGCTGCCAACCTGTTAAAGCAGGCTCCCGCAGCAAAGTCAAAAATTTCATTTGATCTTACACCCGGAGCTACCGCCAATACTACCACCACTTCCGCTCCAAAGGGATTTGATGCCGTTGACTTTGTAAAAGGAGTCGTACGTGATACCTTCATTCGTTTCCCCGCTTCTGTTGGTGAAGAGATTGGTAGAACTGCTCTTCGTATTGCCGGAAGTGATAAGGCTGAAATTCAGACACCGGCACGCGAAACCCCACTGGGGCCAGTCGAGACATATCAGTCTGCAGCGCAGCGCAGAATTGCTGAAGGGGAAGATCCAAAAATGGCTGTCATTAAAGAAGCCGGAAGCGCCCTATTGGACGAACCTGCAGGCATTGCCTTTAAACCGATATTGGCGGTAGGGAGTATGGTGTTTCGCCAAATGGGGAAGAAGGGTGTCAAGGAGGCGGTAGATTTAATTTCCAAATCAAGCGATAGCGAAAAAGTTGCAGAGGGTTTACTAAGACTCGGCATTACTGATGAGTCTGGTGAATTGCAAATCAAGCTTTCTAAAATTACTGAACCCGAAGAAATCGCAAAGGCAATCGACGACTTCCGTATCAAGCAAGCTGTTCGCAGTTTTCCAACAGAAGAAATTCAAGGTCGGATTGAGAATTTGACGCCACAAATTGAAGTCCTAAAGGACACAGTAAAAAACGACCCTGCAAGTAAACTAATGCGTTATATAGGAAGAGGGGACAATTCTATTTCAGAGCTTAACGCAAAGGCAATTGGAACAAATCGCAAATCAGCGGAATTAGATGAGATTGTTACAGAACTTGGCTACAAAGATATGGAAGACGCTCAACGTGGGGTTGAGCAATATCGGCAGAATACGATGGCGCTGCAGTCAATGAAATCAGAACTCGTTGCTTTAAAAGAGCAACTTAGTCAGTCGAAAAATGCTGATATTACAGTTCGTGACTTAAATGCCGAACTTGATATTGCCGATTCACTTCAGAGTGACGTAACAAAGATTACAAAACCAAAGGAAGAATTCCCTAAAATTGAACGTAGGGCAATGGCAGCTATCCCGGAATTTGCAACACCAGAAAATATTGAAAAATTACGATCTCGAACACGCGGGGTTATATCGGACGAAGAAGCGTACGAAACTGCCCGGTCGTTAGGAATTACCGAAGATCAGGTTTTGAATTTTCCGGTTGGCAAAATTCTAACCAAAGAGGAAAAAACCGCGGTTAGTGGGCTTGTTCAAAATAACGTTGAAACTCTTAGGGCTTTGGAAAAAAATCTACCTAAAGCATTGCTGACTCCAGAAGATGAGGTAAGCCGAAGGGTTGTAGAGCAATATGCACTGCAAAAGGTAAAGGTAATGAAAATGCTTGCCGTAGAGCGGGGTATTGCCGCTGAAACCGGACGCGCTCTTCAGGCACATAAGATGCTTGCTCAATCTATTTCTGATGAGGAAGCGCGTATCGCAAAATTCCTTTCAGATCCGAAGGTCACGCAAGACAAAAAGGATTACGTATTGGATATGATTTCAAGGAACGGGAACGATCCCGAAAAGATGCGGGATCTGCTTAGGAAGCTTAATGATCCCAAGTTCACTGAAATGCTGGCCGAGTTTGCAACAGCGATAAAGCTCTATGGAATACCTACTCATCTCGTGAACGTATTAACCAGTGCCACTCGCACACTTTTAAATGTACCTCTTCGGGCAACGTCAGGGGCAATTGACACAGTGATTTCTAAACTTGCAGGAAGAGAGAAGGAACGATTTGTCAGAGAGGCATTATTGGAGGCGACAGGCCAATGGCAGGGATGGAAGGAATCGTGGAGGGATGCGCTAAAAGCTTTGGCAGACGAAAATTACGCGCAGGAAGTGCGTAAGCTACAAGATGTAGCACCAAAAGGCCCAGCTATTCGTGGTCGATTAGGTAAAGACAGCACATATGATCGTTTCCTTGATGTATTTGGAAAGAGTGTTCGCTTATCGTTTCGTGCCCTTGGTGCGGAAGATCTTCTTATTCGTGGCCCTGCAGAGCGCGGTGCAGCCTATGTATTAGTAGGGCGTGCAGCAATGAAAAAAGGTATTCAGCCGGGTACAAAAGAATTTGAAAAATTTGTGGCAGAAAATGTGTTTAACCCAAGCGCGGAAACGCTTGAACAAATGGTAAAAATCGCTGACGAAGCTCTCTTTCAAAGCGACCTTGCCCCCTCAATGCAAAAGATAAACGATATAAGAAACGCTTTCCCGGCTACAAAACTGATCGTCCCATTCTTTAAGACCCTCAATAATTTGATCAAGCAATCAATTGAGTTTTCGCCAATCGCACCAGTGCTGCCAAGTGTAAGAAAGTCTCTTGCAACCCCGGGCGCACAGTCCGATGCTCTCTCAAAAATGGTACTGGGAACGTCAGTCATACTCCCACTAACAATGTATGCGATGGAAGATCGAATTACCCTTGGCGCACCAAAGAGTGCCGGTGAGCGTGATCAATTTTATTCAGAGGGCAAGCAACCGTACAGCATACTGATTGGCGAAAATTGGTATCCTTTTGCTCGTTTTTCCCCATTCTCTGAATGGTTTGTTACGGCAGGACTTCTTGCAAAGTCAATAAACAATGATGAAGAAAAACGTTTTGTAGAGGTTTTAACTGATGCATTTTTTACAATGTCTCAGAACATGCTCGACAAAACTTTTGTTTCGGGCCTGAACGATCTTTTAGGCGCATTAACCGATCCCAACAAGGCAGAGAATTGGCTGGAAAACTTTGCTACTGGAACCACTTTGCCAACCATTGTTGGTGGTGCAGCAAGGTCACTTGACCCAGTTGTAAGGGAGTCGGAGGGCTTTTTAGAAGCATATATGGCAAAGATACCGGGACTGTCAGATAATCTGCCGGCACGTACTGATGTATTTGGAAATGATGTAATGCGCCCCGGGTCAGCACTTGAACGGTTTGTGGCACCGGTAGTACCTTCACCCGTGAAGGTTGATCTCGTTAGGCAAGAACTCAAAGATATGGATTATGTAATTGGCTTCCCAGATTCTTCAGCTTTTGGAATGGATCTTACCGATGAACAATACAGGCAACTCAAAGTTGCTAGTGGAAAAGTAATCTATAATGTTTTGTACGACATTTTTACTACCCCAGATTTTGGGTCGCTACCACCGGGAAAGAAAGAGGAGGTGGTGCAGTCTGTAGTAAACAGAACAAGAAATCGCGTAAAGGAAAAACTTTTTCCTGAACTTGAATTACAGAAGGCCATAAAAGACCGGCTCGAAGAGCGGGGCATGGCGTCTGATGAGGCAGAAAAAAAAGCTATTGAGATATACGAACGTATCAAATCAGAAGAAACATCTTCTACTCTTCCTCAAGATACTTTTCAATAAGGGTGTCAATTTGGGCGTCTAGTTCGGGATTCTCCCGCGTAAATTCTTCACTGCGCTTTTCTCCAACATACTCACGAATGTAGCTGACATCTTTAGCGATTTCGTCAGTTTTAGTTGAATTGTTAGAAACTGATGAGTATAAAACTATACCCCATACTGTAATTAGTATGGTGACTATAACTGCGTACTTGATCGATGATTTTTCTTTTTCCATTTTACTTTAAGATTGAGTATATAAGTTTCCCGATCCAGAAAGCAGCTATAATAAAAGCCGCAATCTTCCACGTGTACCGTAGTGTCCAGTATTTTGGGTATGCCATATTATCGCGTCCCCCATCCCTTATTTTTGACGGTAAACAGTGCGTGTAACGTCTGCCAAAACATCACAAATTGAGAGAAGAAGGAAAATAGAATTAATCCCCATACTCGATCCGGGGAAAAGAACACCAAAGGAAGATGCCTGATCACAGCCAGTCCCAAGAGGGCAGGGAGGATCACCAGAAACGCGAATGCTGGATCAATGATCATATTCAGCATTACTAAAAGAACCAGACCCACAGAAAGCAGGGGTAACACCAATTCCCATACTAATATCTCAAAGAAGAGAATTGGCTTGACTCGCCACATAAAGGGAAGAGCCACTATTGCTTCCTGAAAGAACCCGCGGCGCCATCGAAGTTGCTGTTTTAAAAACACCCTCAATGATTCCGGCGAACTGGTATATGCTATCGCTTCAGGACGGTATACCACATCGTAGCCATCGCGCAACACGAGGTTAGTTAAGTGACGATCTTCAGAGTACGTACACTTTTTACCTAAAAACTCCTCATTCACAAACTCATCCATCAGTGGCTTTATTACTTCGGCACGGTATCCAGCAAGGGCGCCGCTGCAGCACGCCACCTGACCAATTGCAGACTGCGCCCTACGCGCCATATTTAAGGCCGCCCAATAGTACGCCCCGGTCATTTGAGTGAGCCAGTTTGTCTTCTCGTTTAAAAGCTGTACATCACCACTAACCCCGCCAATATTTCCAGTCTTTAATGCTTCTACCATTTTTACGAATGCGTCAGGATGAAAGACCGTATCACTGTCAGTAGTGACTATGTATTTAGCATTCCCTGAATACTCTTTAATGCCCGTATAAAGGCCGTGGCGTTTCCCCCTATTTTGCTCGAAGGTATGCACTGTAATGTTTGGAACGGAAGCATACTTCACAAGGGTTTTTTCAACTCCATTGGTAGAGCCGTCATTAATGATGACAATTCGCTTGTTGCCTTTTGCCGCGAGGATGGATAGGATGCTTCGCTTCAGTAATGCCGGCTCTTCGTTATAGCAAGGAACTATCACACATACCTCTTCTCCATCGTACGTAGCAAATTTACGAGGGCGCATGTCTTCCTTGGCCAGAAGCGCAAAAATATACCATGTATGGCCCAGTGCCAGCGTGATATAGGCAACGTAAAAACCGTACCAGATATGCGGCATAAAGCCGGTTACGTACAATCCTAAAAGGAAAAGCGATACCGCAATTACACCAAAAAGGGAATAGTAGATTGCTTTAACTGACATGCCCGGAGAATGCGGCAATTAGGTTGCCGAGGATCGTAGCTCGCTTACAGTGTGCGACTGCGCGTCGTTCAGGAAGGGTTTCACATTTACGCTCAGCCTCTTCCTTCCGGATTGTAAGACGCTCAATAATCCTTTCGAATGGACGCATATCATGTCTGACGTGATCGCGGCCGTTGGTTGCATATGCGTAAGTAAGCCCACTTTCATCGTGATTTGCAACAACCCCGAAGGTATATGCACCAAGCAATGCGAACATAAACACCCAAATAAAAATCTTTTTCATATGCCCATAATTCTCTTATGCTCACATTCTAAATAAGGTCTTACTGGTAAACCAAGTCTCATTGCTAATGCAGGATTGCGATACCATACTTTTACAATCTGCTCATCGGTCAATCTTATTCCTTGAACCTGTCGCCTCTTAGGTTTTATAGCTACCTTTTTTGCCAAATTAAAAAGTAGGCGGGAAATAAATATTCTTAGTGTGACCATGTAATTTAAAACCACGCCAAACCGTGGTAGCGGCTGGCGTGGCTTAACTTTTATACCATATGCCAGCTACCACTGACATACTCTTTATACACCTTTGCCATGGGTAGTCAACTTGCAAGTGGTGTTTTAAAGTTATCCCCAAATCTCTTGACATTCTTTAAAGTCGATACCATTGAGTCATGAACGAAACCCTTCTGGGGCTTTTGGATCGATCACCCGTGCCAAAGCGACGGGTCATTTTTGACTATGCGGTGTCGTGTTTGGGTAAGGATATTTCACCAATTCAAAACGAACTTGCCTGTATGGAGTCCGTCGAAACCATCATGGGTGCGGCGACCGGGAAAAAGATCGGGGCAGGGGCTTCAACATATTGGGGTCAGGTACTTCTAGACAAACAAAGTTTCCCCCATTTCGGCTGGCGATTTGTAAAAATCAAAGAGAGTCAGGCGCGCCCCGGGGATCTGGTAATTTCAGCCAGTGGGTACGGCGGTAGTAGGACTGTGTCAAATGGGCACGTGGGCATTGTAGGTGAAAACGAACAAATAATGTCTAACAACTCAAAGACCTTTAAGTGGGATGCGCATTATACGTTTGCAACATGGCGGCAGCGTTACGTGGTCGAGGGCCGTTTTCCGATGAATTTTTACAGGGTAATTAAGTAGTTATGAATAGCAAAATTTTTAAGGTAAATCTTACTGACGTTGCACGCGCGGCAGGTTCGGCGGTTTTTGTTGCTGCATTGACGACACTGTACGGCGTAAGTGTTCAGGAAGGATTTGACATCTTTACCGCAGATTGGATGGCAATAGGGAAGATGACATTAAATGCGTCTTTTGCTGCGTTTCTGGGTCACTTCGGCAGTATCTTCCTTAGCGATTCGGAAGGGAAGCTGCTTGGCAAGATATAAATTGCCCCGTTTGTGGGCGTCGGTCTGAACAACCCTCATTGCAAATTTAATGTAAACGATATGTCTCAAGACAACGTCGAACAAGAAGGGGTAGAGGTAGAAGAAGAAGTTACGGATGGTGATGCTGGTACCCCAGTTTCAACCATTGAGTCTGGGGAAGGAGACGATGATGGTGGCGACGATGACGACGATGAGGAAGAAGACGGCGATGATACTGTCGACTAGTCAGTAGTTCGGTCGGATCTCAACCGACCAAAAATGTTTTACGCAGTAATAGCATCATGCGTTGCGGCGACCGTGTTGTCCCTCATCCCTAAAACGATTGAGGTCGACAACCGGTCGTCAGTGGCGCTTGCCGATACTGAAACGCCAGTGGTGGCAGAAATACCCGTTGAAGTTCCGAAAGAACCGGAATATATCCAGTCGTATGAGGAAATGATTCTCGAAGTCTTTCCTGATGCACCAATAATGGTGCGAATTGCCAAGTGCGAAAGTAGGCTACGGCAGTACGGATCTAACGGGGAAGCCCTTAGAGGGGAACAGAACCCACTTGATCGGGGTCTTTTTCAAATCAACGAGAAGTATCATCTCAAAAACGCTATAGATATGGGCATTGATATACATACCCCAGAAGGCAATATCTTGTATGCACGATATTTATATGACCGCAATGGTACCCGGGACTGGGCTTGGTCACAAAAGTGTTGGGGTTGACTTCTGTGAAGGAATAGTGAATATAGTAGTATTTACAAGTGGATAACGCCATGGGGTTATACCCCTCCCAATTTGGGGCTTGCAGGGTGGCGGGTGGTAATATGACTATGCCCTTATCGGGCGACTCTAGGAAAATTGGAGCCGCCTTATATAAGCGGCGTACGCAACCGCTCGTTTAGCCTGCAAGCTACGGGCGGTTGTGCAATTTATGATCAACATATTCAGATCGAAGAGGGTAATCGATAAGCAGATTGAGGAGTACTGCAACTGGCGGGTCGAAGTATATCCAACAGCGGCACTTAGAGAAAAGCAATGGATTCTTCATTTTGTCAAAAGGGTAGGGCGGCAAGACGTTGCAGAAATATCAGCAGAAGATGTAGCGAGGTGGGTGCTTGAGATAAGGTCAGAGAGTCGATCTCATCACAATCAAAATATTGCAGAGAAAGCAATTAAAAACTTTTTACGGTACTTCCACGCCAGAGGATTCCCCAGCCCCAGTCCGCGGGTATTCTAAGATAATGTTAAAATACGGTCATGGCTAACCCACGCAACACCCCACGGATTGCGGCAGCTGTCGCGCTACGCAGAAAAAATAAAAAGTACGCTGACATAATGGAGATTCTCACCATTCGGAACAAAAAGACCTTATGGCGTATTTTTAATTTATATGCGCCAGACTGGAATACACGGAGATGGGCACATGTGGATAAGCTCAGCTTTGACTAAAAATAATACAGGAGTATACTGGTAGGCAGTTGAGTTCATTGCAATCTAATGAGACAAAAGTAGGGCCGGGTGGCCCACTTAAAAGGACTGTAAGAGTCGCACAATATATCTTGGAACTGTCAAGGGTACTATTTGAAAAGTACCCACGGTTCTAAAACGACCATTACCCCTACCTTTTAAAAGCCGCCCCCCATGGGCGGTTCTTTTGTTTCTCATTTATCAGCAAGAAAAAAACATGGCATATCAAGCACTCGTTTACTCAATGCAGATGATCGCATTATTCGTAATTGTCGATCTCTGCATTCTCGCCACGTTGATCATGGCGATTGTGTCAGGTGACCCGGGAGTTTACCACATCCCATTCTGGGACTGGCAACTGAAAATGTTTGTCTCCCTAATCTCCTAATTAACCCTTATGCGCTTTGTTCTGCCTTTCTCATAAGGGGAGGCAGAGCAGAGCGGAAAAAACATGGAAAAAACAAAAAGTTTGGCACTAAAAAGCAAATACGAACTGGATCAGCCCCAACAGATGGCACAGATGGCGGTAGTCCTGAAGTCACACATCGTCAAGCATCAGCTATACACGCCGATTGCTGGAAGAAATTATGCGCACGTTGAAGGATGGCAATTTGCCGGTGGCCTCATGGGTTTGTTCCCACGCGTTGTTACGGTAACTGATTTGTCGAAGGGTAGTGAACGCAAGTGGATGGCAGAGGTAGAGATTGTAAATCTAAAAACGGGCAGCATTGTCAGCCGCGGCTTTGCAGTTTGTTCCAACAGTGAAAATAAGAAGAAGAGTTTTGATGATTACGCAGTTCTTTCGATGGCACAGACTCGCGCCATTGGTAAAGCGTTCCGAAATACGGTCGGATGGGTTATGAAACTTGCTGGCTATGAGGGAACGCCGAAGGAAGAAATGACAAAGGTTGGCGAACAGTCTGAGGCAGCGGCATCTGAACATACGGAAACCACGGTCGTGTATGACGAAGGACTGATTTGCAAAGGAACAACCAAAAGCGGGTGCGGCAATGATATTACTTCCGCTGAATCAAACTATTCCAGAAAGATTTTTGGAAAGGATCTTTGTCGGTCGTGCCAAAAATTAGCAACTCCAATAAAGCGAAAATAATATGGCCGACTCAATCTTACACTCGCTTTACAAAGGCAAGGTACAGGTGAAGTTTTACCCGAACTCGCATCAGTATTGGGTGAGCGTCAAGGGTGGCAATTTTGAACGCAAAAGCGGCGTTACCACCTTCATCGGTATAAAAGACAAAAGCCGGCCTCTAAGCATCTGGCAGCAGCAGATTACTGCTGATTATCTCTTGGGCAAGATAGCCGAGGGAAAGAAAGTTGATGCTGATATTGCCATTGAAGCCGTGCTTCAGTGCGATCTCCAGCGCGATACCGCGGCTGACATCGGACACGAGATCCATTCGTGGTGCGAACACTACATCAAAAGGAAATTAAAGGTTCCGGGATATAAGGACTTGCCAGAAATCCCTAACTTTCCAGAAGCAGTAACGGGTGTCAATGCATTTCTCGACTGGGAGAAGGCACACAAGGTCAAATTCATATCTTCAGAAAGGATTGTGTATTCGGTGAAGCATGACTACATCGGAACCATGGACTTTGAAGCAATCATTGACGGTCAATACTGTGCTGGCGATTTCAAATCATCCAATGGGCTTTATAACGGCGTGCGGATGCAGACCGCTGCGTACGGTCGTGCGAGTGAAGAAGAAGCCGGCAAGCGCCTGTACGACGGGCGATGGGCAATCAGGCTTTCAAAATATACAGAAGCCGAGTATCGCCAGAAGGAGGAAAGGAAAAAAGAAATGAAACGTGCGATTTGCCGGATTCAGGGCAAAGAATTCAAGGATTACGACATCAAGCCATATCAGGTATTTGAAGCAAAGTTCCTTGATAACCACGCCAGTTTCTTCAAACGGGACATGGATGCCTTCATTTCTGCAATGAATTTACACGCGTGGGATCGGGATACTGATCCGTTTTATCAGGGTGATAACTGGTAACCCTATGAAAACGTGGGAAGCATACAACCGTCGTAACCGTACCAAAGATCTCCTTTTTAAGAACGCGTTTCGTGCGGTTCGAATATACGGAATTGATGCAGATGATTTACCGGACATTTTCAGGGAGGTAGCGGAGGACATTGAAATTGAATTTAGGAGGAATGTTCAGGAAAAAAAGTAAGGCTTATGGAAGACTGTCTCATTTGTGGAGGAACAGGCGAAGTAAGGGTTGGAGAGTTTGACGATATTCGGGTTGAGAAATGTATTTGCCTTTCGGAAGAGTCAGATGAATCAAATTCGTTAGAGGAATAGCACTATGAAAACAAACGTCAGAGACACATCGATTCTTGCATACCGTACGGATGTTGAGCCGACGCTTAACGAGCGACAGCAACGCGTATATGACGCATTACTTGCGAACGATCCACTGACGAACAGTGAAATTGCAGCGTACCTCAACTGGCCGATTAACTGCATCACCCCACGAATTTTTGAGCTTCGTAGGATGGGACTTGTTTTTGAAGACAAAAAGCGCCCTTGCCGGGTTACCGGTCGTACGGCATACGCTTGGCGCGTTACCAAAGACACTCTTTTTTGACCATGAAAACGAGAATGATTAATACGCGATTCTGGAACGACAGCTTCATTTCCCGGCTCGACCCTATCGAGAAGCTTCTTTTCATCTACTTCATGACCAACGAGCATACGAATATCTGCGGGATATATGAGCTTCCCCTAAAGATTGCAGCAATAGAGACGGGCATCGATGAAAGTATGTTCAAGAAGATTCTTGGTCGGTTGAAGCCAAAGATTCTGTACCGGAAGGGTTGGGTGATTGTAACGAATTTCCCACGGCATCAGCAGCTTAATTTACCGATGGTCAAAAAGGGTTTTACGGCTGCGTTGAGCCATATTCCAGCTGAAATAATTGATTATGCGGTTGCCAATGGGTACCCAATCAATTGGCAATCCATTGGCAATGCATTGCCAACCGGAAATATTGATTCTGATTCTGATATTGATTCTGATTTAGAAAATACTGTCGCAGCTAACGCAGCGACGGGTGGAGCTTCGGGGAAAAAGAAAAAAACAAAGACACCAGCAGATACCCCTCTTAACTGGCCTGAATACCTTGAGAGCATGGATAAAAATCCACAGCTTCACATTCAGCTAATCGGCTACTACTTCAAGCGGCGAAAGATTTCGTACGACACCCATGGGGAAGTTCAGGAAGCTATTTCAAGACACAGCAAAGCAGCGGTGAGGGTGGCAAAGTTCGGAAAGACAAAGGTCTTTGAAGCCATGGATAGATGCGACCGAATGAACGGTATCCGCTGGACTTTGGAAACTGTTTACAAGGAATTAACAAAATAGCTATGGCCTATGACGATAACAAAAATGCCCCACAAGACGGCATTAAACGAACTCTACGCAAACCGCTTTCCTCACTGGGGCTTAGTGAAATCAGGACACTGCTCGATCACTTCGACACAAACCTGACCTTCAAATCAACCGCGTCACCGAGAATGCAAAAAAATTGCGGTCACATCCTAGATTGGCTACGTCTCCCGATTGATCAATTTTCGAAGGCTGCACGCAGACATGGTGACCGGTTCTTTGTTTCGACTGATGCGGTTCGCGTGAAAGGAGGTGCCGAGAGCGTCGTAATCCCGGTGGATGACAACGGTGAAGCATTGTGGCCAACGCTGTATGAAGTATTGCAAATCCGAATGCGTGAAATGGAACTGGTGAACTTTGCAAAGGACAAAGAATTAGCCTCACTGGAAGCACTAGCTGCCTAGACCATGAACTTTCTTGCTCAAGAAAAAGATGGAGGAATCAAAATGTCACCCGTAACAAGGGCGAAATTCATTGATTTTTTGCGCAAGAATCCCGGAATCAGACTTGAAATTTCAGCAGTTCTTCCAGAAAGCAACCACCAGCGACGGTTTTACTTTGGAGCGTTGCTCGGCCTCATCGCCTTTTATCAGGAAGGCATGAGTCACCGCAAGCACGAAGACATCATGCGAATCCACGAGTGGGTAAAACAGGAATTCAACGGAGAAATGGTGGTCATTGACGGAAAGAAACACGTAATTGGAAAGACATCGAAAGGCAGGGAATCGTTGAACAAAATCACCACGGCCGTATTTGACTGGCTTGTTGAAAACTACAACCCGCCAATGGAAGCCCTGACACCGGAGAAATACAAGCTTTGGCAAGACACTATTTTTCCATACGGCGGCCCGGAAAATTACATCGACTACTTGGTTGAAAGCGGCGTACTTCGCTCGAACCGAAAGATTCGAAACGAAGGATGGCAAAGGCCGCTTACACCGGTACGTGACGTGAATTATCAATCATAAAAATACCTATGACCTAAAATTTTTTACCAATTTTTATTTCTTAATCTCACTATCATGAACGTAAAAAAGGTTCCTTCAACAAAGGCAAAGAAGACAGCAAAGAAAACTTTAAAAGCTTATGCTTGGGCACTCTTCTCTGAAGGCATTTTGGTAAATATTTATTGCACTCGTACCGAAGCACGAACTGCAAAGGCAGTCCAGTATCCGGATCTTGATCCCAAAGTTGTGCGTGTCACGGTTACCGAAACTAAGTAATATGCGATTCCTGACCGTAATAGTCGGAATCAGTATGGTACTCGCATTTATAGGCTTTCTATTTGGTTAAAATGTTTAAACTCATTACAGCTGGTGTCATGGCATTCGTCATTCTCGTGACCACGCTTGTCGCCTTCACTACGGTTGAAACTCAGGAACGCGGAATTGTTACACGCTTTGGAGAGGTAACAGAGGTATTGGAACCAGGGCTGCATTTTGTAAATCCATTTACTTCGACTGTCACCATCATGGATGTAACGGTACGCGCTTTGCCGGTTGAAAAACTCTCTTACTCGAAAGATTCACAGACCGTTGCGGCACAGGTTACGGTCAACTATCAGCTGAATCCTGCAATGGTGACACAGGTATTTAGTGAGGCTCGAAATGACTATGAGGCACGGTATGTCATTCCGTCTGTAAACGGCGCCATTGAAACTGTCTTCACTCGCTATACCGCACAGGGGATCATCGACAATCGCTCAAAGATTCCGTTTGAAATTCAGGAAAGTCTTGGCAATCTTGCTTCCCGCGGAATCATTATTTCGAAGGTTGAGCTTACCAATTTCGACTTCGATGATGCATACGAAGAGGCTGTAAAAAATAAGCAGGTGCAGGAACAGCAGGCACTGGCACAGGTAAACATCACTCGGCAGGAAGAAGAAAAAAAGAAACAGGAAATTCTTAAAGCAGAAGCACTGGCCGAAAAGACCCGATTGGAAGCTGCTGCACTTGCTTCCCAGAACGGTGAAAAGGTAATTGGAAAAATCTACGCTGAAGCAGCTTTGGCCGCATCGAACAAGTGGAATGGCGTGATGCCGGTCAACATGTATGCAGACGCACCGATGCCGTTTATCAAGGTAGAGAACGCAGCTGCTGCTGAATAGTATGCAAAGAGGATTTACGCTCATTGAATTGCTCGTAATGATTGGCATTCTCGGCACGTTGGCTTGGTTGCTTATTGGGTCTATCCAGAGAAGTAACGTGATCGATGAACCATGTGACGATCCCAGTCGACTTACTGAGTGCCTTAAAGCAAAGCAAAATGGCTAAAGGATTTTTACTCGCAGTTGTAGCAATCCTCATTTTGTCCGGCATCTTATGGGTTGCATACACAACCGGGAAAATCGCAGCCCGGAAATCGCGGAAGGTAGTAATGCGAGACGTGCTTACTAAGAAATCTGATGATCATGTCTCTTCAAATTGACGCACGCGCCCTGCAGCGTACCTTGAATCAAATCCGTCAGGAGCTTTGTAAAGGAAATGCTGTATTTCTTGAACCAAAAGCGGACGGAACAGTGGATACAACATGCATCAGGGTTGAAGGTTGCAAGAATGAGCGGCGCAACGGATCTGCTTGGTGTCAGAAGTGTTCTGATGAACATAAGTCAAAGCAAAATGAGCAAGCATAACAAACATCGGGCGAGACAGCGGAAGCGACGGAAGGAAAAGAAAAATAAAAAAACTGAAGAGAAGTAAATATGGCGAAAGCCCCTAAAAAATTTAGATTGCCGCTCGATGTCGCAGCATACGTTGTCTCGCAAGGGGCACTGTATGAAATCGTGAAAAGGCCCGGGCATCTGTTTGCGGAGTACTGGCTGGATGACACTACTGAAAACCGGCGCCATGCAATGAATTTTCTTCAGGGGCTTTCGAGCATGAATCTGATCACCTATCTGTACAACCGAACGCGCATGAAGTTGGAGCAGAAACAGGAACCGATGGTAGTTCCAGTGACGGGGGACGTTGCCCCTCAAAAAATCATGGGAGGACAGGGATACTGGTATGTCGAGAACGGTCAGATTCTGCATACGGTATACGCCAATAAGGAACCGCACCTGTCGCGGCTAGAGAAAGGGAACGTTTATACGAATCGAATTACCGCACAGCTTGCGGCAACAAAAAAGTAGGTATGCCAATTAAAAACTATACAACCAAAGAACCGGCTCAAAAGAGTCTGCAAAAGATTCAGGATATGCTGGTTTCCCATGGAGCGGTTGGGATTCAAATGATGTACGACGGTGACCGACGAATATCTGCAATCTCTTTTGCGCTTCCGTTCAACGACGGCAGGAATCTGTCATTTCAGCTTCCATGCCAGTGGCGGCGGTTTCAAATGGTGCTTAAAGAGCAACAAATTAAACGGTGGGAAGATGATGAGTACGCGTATCGTGTAGCGTGGGCAAATCTGCGTGACTGGGTCGCGTCACAAATGGCACTGTACGAAACCCAAATGGTGACCATGCCGCAGATATTCTTGCCGTTTGTTGAAGACGGTAATGGTCAAACGCTCTTTGAAAAGATTGCACAGAATCCGAACTTCTTACTAGGTAGCGGCGAATAACATGAAAGTCCCAACATACGAAGAAATAAAGCCGTATATCGAAAAGAAGCTGGTGTCAGAGCAATCACACCCCGAAGATCCAAACGTTCGAATCTTCAACTACACTCAGCATTGCCAATTCGAGCAGGCATGGAATGACGTTACGAGACAGTGTCGCGGACTGATCCTCAATGTAGCCACTGGTGAGGTTCTAGCACGACCATTTCCGAAGTTCTTCAACTATTCCGAACACATAGACAAAGGCTGGCCCATTCCGGAGGAAAAGCCGATCATCACTGAAAAGCTCGATGGATCACTCGGCATCCTTTATTGGCTGAATGGAAGGGCGTGGATTGCAACAAGAGGAAGCTTTACTTCCGATCAGGCAATGTGGGCCACGAATTGGTGGCGTCAGAATGTCAGCAAAATAGTGAAGATTGAAACCGGGCTTACGCATCTATTTGAAATCATTTATCCCGAGAATCGGATTGTGGTTCCGTATGACTTCTCTGGTCTGGTGTTTCTGGAAACCATCGATAACGAAACCGGCAAACCGCCCACTAAGGTTGAAAAGCGGGAAGGATTCCGTACAGCAAAGCGGATCCGTACAACTGACCTAAAGACATTAGCAGAAATGGATGAACCTAACGGGGAAGGCTTTGTGGCATATTTCCCCCGTGCGAATATCCGAATCAAAATCAAGTTTCCGGAATACGTGAGGTTGCACAAGCTCATTACACGGGTTTCTGAAATTGCCATTTGGGAGCATATGCGGGACGGAAAACCGCTCAATGACCTGATAGAGAAAGTACCCGATGAATTCTTTAAGTGGGTAGGGGAAGTATCCGGGCGCATTGGACGCGAATTCAACGCCATTGCTGAAACTGTTGTACTCGACTATGAGCGGATTTGCCTTGACCGACCGATCGATGGCCCTACCCGAAAGGAATTGGCATTGGAAATTCAAAAGACGAAATACCCCGGTTTGGTCTTCTCGTTGCTCGACGACAAAGATTTCAAACCTGCAATATGGAGAATGGTGAGGCCAAAAGGAGCATCGGCCTTTAAAACCGACATCGATCTATGAAAAGAATAATTCTTACTAAAGGACTGCCGGCATCGGGAAAGACTACGTATGCTAAAGAGATTCTTAAAAAGGGCGCAGGTGCGTATAAACGGGTCAATAAAGACGATCTGCGTGCCATGCTCGATGACGGGAATTGGTCGGGAAGCAATGAGAGATTCGTATTGAAGATCCGCGATCAGATCATTCTGCAGGCTATCGGAGAGGGCAAGCATGTAATTGTCGACGACACGAATCTTAACCCCATCCATGAACAGCATATCCGCGATCTGGTAAAGGGACTTGGCGTGGTCGAGATTGCCGATTTTACCCATATTCCAGTCGAAGAATGCATTGCCCGGGATCAGAAGCGTACTGTCGGACGGGTTGGCGAAAAGGTAATTAAAGACATGTACAAAAAATACCTAAAGCCGAACAACAAAGTGCCTGTCGATCACACTCTTCCCCCTGCAATCATATGCGACATAGACGGTACGCTAGCCATCATGGATGGGCGATCCCCATTTGAATGGTTGAGGGTGAAGGAAGACAAAGTTAATCGTGTGATAAAAGATTTACTGGCACGCTTCGATGAAGCGACAACCATCATTATGGTTTCTGGTAGAGACAGCGTATGCCGGGAGCTTACGACCCAGTGGCTTGAGGAAAACGGAATTCGCTTTAATGCCCTCTACATGCGCGATCAGTATGACGCGCGTAAGGACTCAATCGTCAAGCGAGATATATTCGATAACCACATACGGGGAAAGTTTAACGTTAAGTTTGTTCTTGATGACCGCAATCAGGTAGTGGAGATGTGGCGGGATCTTGGACTCACCTGTTTACAAGTGGCTGAGGGAGATTTTTAAGCTTATGAAAAACAAAAAACCAATGGGATTTGCGACAATGTCACCTGAACGGCGCCGTGAAATTGCAAGTATGGGAGGGAAGGCGGCACAGAAAGCGGGAACTGCTCATGTATTTACACCCGAAGAGGCGTCGGAAGCCGGGAAGAAAAGTTGGGAATCACGAACGAATAAAACAAATATTGAAGAGTAATACGACCGTATGCGAAACATTAAAATTGATCAGTTCATAGAAGATATAGAGGTTGAGGTTGAAACAATTACTAAGTCACTCGGGTCACTAACCGATGGCCCCCGCTGCATGTTTCTGATGCACCGCAACAAAGACGGTGGGCACAATAAGGAGCATAAGCGGATATTCGGTTACGGAGTCTATTACGATCA